CCCCGATCCGATGGGGCCGAACCGCGCGCGAGAACGCAATTCCGCTCGAGGCCGAGCCCGCGCCCGACGGAAACCTCGTGATCGAGCGCGGGCTCGTCGTCTGCTATCAACCCTTGCTGCACTCACAAGGGTTCGCCCGGTACCGCGCGCACTTCGCCTCGTGCCCGCACGCCGCCCGATGGCGCCGCCGAAAATCTCAGTGCTAGAGTCGAGAGATGGGAAAGCTGGTCGCATTCAATCCCGAGGCGCACTCGCGCGCCGCGCCCGGCCGGAAAAAGAAGGCCGAGATCGGCGAGCCGCCCGACGACGCGATCGCCGGCGCGGCGTGGCTCAACAAACTGTTGCGCCATGAGTTACACTCTGTGCAGACCGACCCGACGCTATCGACCAAGGAGCGGCGAGACCTCGTTCTGAAATTCGCCCGGGCGATCACGACGAGCACGCCGAATACCGAAATCTTCGAGGCGCGCGAGCTCGTGCGCGGTGAGGATGCGGCCGTATCGGGCGGCGGCGAGAAACTCGGAGGGGAGCTCAAACGTGCCACGAAGAGCCGGGCGCGACCTTTACGCGCGAGCGCTGCTCGAGGGAAAGCGGACCGAGAGCCGGTACACTGACCTTTGCGTCGAGCTCGTCGACGAGCGCGACCTCGAGCCGATCTTGCACGTCGGCGGGCGATGGGATCGAAAGCTCCGGCAATGGACCGAAGAGGATCCGCTCTCGAGCTTGCAGATCAAGATCCATCCCGGTCAGCTCGAGGCCGCAACGTGGTTTCGCGACTGGATGGAAGCCTACCTACTTGACGCCGACCTCCCGGAACCGGTCTACTCGGCGATGTTCTTGGGCGGCTCGCGATCGGGCAAAACGTACCTCGGCCTTGGATGCCTCGCGGCGTTCACAGTCGCTGTGCCCGGGTCGCGAGTTTGGGCGGTGCAAGAGGTCGACGTCGAGCGCGCCGACGAGCTCGAGAACGAGCTCAACGATCTGTTGCCCGCGGCGTGGTTCCGCAAAACCGGCAAGCGGTACGAGTGCGCAAACGGATCGGTGATCACGATTCGCTCGGCGAAACATCCGAGCAAATTGAAGCGAGGCCGGTGCGATTTCGCGTTTCTGAACGAGGCGCAAAACGTCCGGGAGGCCGCGCACAATATGCTGAGGATGCGAACCTCTGACACGAGCGGAATCGTCATCAACGCCGCGAACCCGCCCGACACGCCCGAGGGTCAGTGGGTGGCGGAATACTCCGAGGATTGCCGCGCCGGTCGGAGACCCGCCGCGCGTTGCTTTCGCTTCAATCCGCAGGAGAACCCGCATATCAACCGTACCCAGCTCGAGGCGCTTCGCACCGAGACCGACCCGCGCACATTCGAGATCGAGGTAATGGGGAAAGTGTTACCGCCGGCGAACGCTGTGTATCACGCGTTCTCGACCGTCGAGAACCTCGACACGCCGCCCGAGCTGCCGGGCGCCGACGTGACCGCCGACTTTCTCCGGAGGCAAGGCCTCGGCGCAAAGGCCGAGTTCTTCGCAGGCCTCGACTTTCAGCGCACGCCGCACATGGCTGCGGTCGTCGGCAAAGCGTTCCGGAACCCGGACAATCCCGACCGCCCGTTGCTGTACTACCTCGACGAGGTCATCGTCGAGCTCGGCGACGAGCACGATCTTTCCGACGGCCTGTATCGCATCGGCCTCGACCCGGCGACGACCGTTCTCGTCGGCGACGCGTCGGGCTCGTATCAGGACGCTGACCGCACGCAAAACAACTCGTACGACCTGCTACGCGAGCGCGGGTGGAAACGGATTCATACGCCCGACCGATTCCAGAAACGCAACCCGAGCGTGAGCGAGCGAATCAAAAACGACAACCGCTTGTTTCACGCCGCCGACGGTCAGCACATCGTGCGGATCGATCCCGGATGCGAGTTTCTCGTCGAGGCCGTCAAGAAGTGGACGCGCAAGAGCGGCGCGCCGAACAAGCGCTCGAGGTACGCGCATATTTGCGAGGCGATGTCGTACGCTAACTTTCGGCTGTATCCGAGGCGCTTGCAGAGTACGAAAGTGGGTTATCGTCGGATCAAAGGCCGCGCGCGGCCGTCGCAAATGAGGCAGCTTTGATGCAAACCGAGAAACGCAACGGCGCACGCCGCAACCCGCATACGTTGGGATTGCAGCTCCCGCCCCCGCCATCGGTGCTCGTCGCGCCCTCGGGCGTCGTGACGAAACCGCTCGCGGTCTGGGATCAACACGTCTCGCATCCGGGAAAGGGCGTCGAGCCGCAACGCGTGCTCACGATCTACCGCTCGGCCGAGGCCGGGTATCCGCTCGAGCAATGCGATCTCTTCGACGATATCGTCGAGAACGATGGCCACCTTCGAGCGCTCCTCGAGTCGCGGACCCTCGCCGTCGCGGGCAAGGCATGGCAGATCCAGGCCGGCGGCGCCGCGCCCGCCGACATCCGCGCGGCCGAGATCCTCGACGCGGCCTTGCACGATACAAACTTCGAGCTCCTCATGATGCACATGCTTGGCGCCCGGTACTACGGATGGGCGGGCGCCGAGATCATATGGGAGCGACGCGGCTCCGATATCGTGCCGACGTGGTTCGTCAACGTGCCGTCGCGGCGGTTCCGATTCGACGACCGCGATCGCCCGATGCTAATCAACTCGGCCGCGGTGACAACCGGCGAGGAGCTGACGCCCGGCCGGTGGGTCTTCGGTCGCAACGGCAACGCGGGGCTGACGGCGCGCTCCGGGCTCCTCCGGACGGGCACGTGGTACGCGCTATTCAAGCGCTGGTCGTGGCGCGACTGGGTGATCTACGGCGAGAAGTTTGGGATCCCGCTTGTCATCGGGCGGTATCAAGAGGGCGCCTCGGAGGAGGACAAGGGCGAGCTACAGAACACGGTTGAGGACATCGGCGAGGCCGGTCAGGCGATCATGTCGGCGAACGCCGAGGTCGATATTCGCGAGGCGCAACGCGGCGGCGAGTCGAACAATCTCCACCGAACAATCGTCGTCGAGGCGAACGCCGAGCTCTCCAAGCTGATCACCGGCTCGACTCTGACGGTCGATTCCGGCGGGCCCGGAAGCTTCGCGCTCGGCCGCGTTCATGAAACGAGAGCCTTCGATCTCGTGACCGCCGATGCCGCGTGGCTCTCGAATATCGTGCGCTCCGAGCTCTCGCGAGCGTTCCTTTCGCTCAACGGATTCCCGCCCGGAACGCGCCCGCCCGAGCTCGTGATACACATCGCCCGCGAGTCGGATCCCTTGACTCGTGTCCAGCTTGCCGAGAAACTGCAACGGATGGGGCTGGAGCTCGACAAGGAGCAACTACGCGAGGAATTCCAATTCCGCGCGCCGCCGACGCCCGACCGGGCTCTCGGCGCGGTAAGCTCGGAGCCAAGCCCGGAGCCAAGCCCGGAGCCCCCGATCGAGCCGATGCCCGACGAGCCGACAACCGATGAACCGATGTCCGAGGTCGACGCATGAAACCAGAGAATCCGTTCCCGGTCGAGCTCTGTCGCTCCGAGCCGATCGCTCCGGTGGCAATCGCTGACAGCGATGCAACCTTCATGTTCTCGCCGATCGCTGCGATGCGATGGGTTGACGGCGAGCATATGCTCTCGGTGCTCAAGGCGAACGGCGAGAGCACTGCGCGCACGAGCCTTCTTCGAAAGCTCGCCGCCGGCGAAACGGTCGAGCTCGAGGTCGATCTCCGCGCCTATCAACAGGTCGAGGGCGAGCCGAACCGAAACTTTCTGCGGTTCAGAAAAGGCATCCTCCGAAAGGTCGCCCGGTCGTTTGCCGGCCGCCCGGTGCTCCGAGATCACGAGCACAACGATCTCGGCGCCCGCGCCGGAACGATTCGCCGGTCGTCGGCGGTTGCCATCGACGGCGGCGCGGCGTTCGAGATGACCGCCCGGCTGACTGCGCCATGGGCGGTCGAGGCGCTCTTGCGCGGGAACCTCGACCGATTCTCGATCGGCTGGGATCATGCCGGGCTCGAGTCGATCCATTGCACGGCGTGCAAAGCGCCCGTGTTTACCGTTTGCGATCACCTGCCGGGCGACTCGTTGCAGGGCGATGACGGCGAGCCCGCGGGTATCGTCGAATTCGAGTTTCAAGAGGCCGACGGCCTCGAAGTTTCTGCGGTCAGTATTCCTGCGGTCGAGGGTACCGGGATCTCCGGCATCCGAGCCGCGCTATCGCGTCGGTCAGCGGTGGTCGCGAACCGGCAAACACGGGAGGCCCATGAGATGAAAGCTATCGCTACCGCTCTCGGGCTCCGGGCCGATGCAAGCGAGGACTCAATCCTCGCGGCAATCGAGGCGCGCGACTCAGCAAGCGCGGCTCTCGGAAAGTCGGTCGAGGAGCTCCAAGCAACAAACCTCGATCTGCAAAAGCAGATCGCCGAGCAAGAGGCCGAGGCGCGCGAGCGAGACGTCGCCCAACTGTTCGCCGACTTCTCGGACCGGTTCCCGGTCGAGCGCGACGAGTCGGGCGAGCCGACGACGAGCAAGCTCGAGACCCGACTCCGCAAGCTCGCCGAGATCGATGTCGCCGCCGCGCGCGAGATCCTCGAGGCGATGCCGAGCGCGACGCCGACCGCCGAGCTGGCGGTCGAGCGCAACCGGCCGCGGGCGACGCCCGAGGTCGACGACGACCTCGGCAAGCTCGGCGTGCCGTGGAATCCGATCATTGCGAAACAGGTCGAGCAACTGGGCATGACGCCCGAGCGCTACGCCAAGCACGCCCCTCGGGGCGAGAAATAGGGGGGCTGACCAATGGCCGCACTTACTGCCGACAAGGTCACCAAGAACAAGCATCTCGGGCGCTCGATCAGCCTACGCGTGGCGGCATCGACGACCATCTACAAAGGCGCCATGGTTCGGCTCGACGCGACCGGGTTCGCGATTCCCGCCGACGATGCCGCGGGCGGCTCGGACGTGATCGGCATCGCCGACGAGAACGTCGACAACTCTTCGGGGTCCGACGGCGATCTTCGCGTCAGGGTCTACAAGGGCGTTTTCGGGCTCGTGAATAACGGCAACGTCGTGCAAGCGACGACCGGTGTCACAGTCTATTCCGTCGATGATCAGACCGTCGGGCTCGCCGCCGACACGACGAACGATCACGCGGTCGGCAAGGTCGACGACTTCAGCGATGGCTCGCTAGTCTACGTCTCGATCGAGTAGGGGGATCACAATGGGAAACCTGGTAAACCAAGCCCAGATCGACGCGAGTCAGATCTCTTTCTCGGCGCGCTTCAATGAAGTGTTCGCCGCCGTCGAGGATCCGGTTCGTCAGCTCGCAATGGAGCTGCCGTCGACCGCCGCGACCGAGCAATACAATTGGCTCGGCGTCGTGCCCGGTCTGACCGAGTGGCTCGACGATCGCAAGCTCTCGACCCTCAAGGCCGAGGGTTTTACGATCGTGAACCGCGATTGGTCGAACGGAATACGCGTTCACCGGAACGATATCCGCGACGATCGCCTCGGCCTCGTGCGCCCTCGGATCGACGACCTCGCTCGCAAGGCCGCGCTCCATTACGGTCAGCTCCTCGGCGACTATCTCGTCGATGCGTTCGCCGGCGCTCTCGCCCTCGGCTACGATGGCAAGGCGCTTTGCGTGACCGACCATCCCAACGGCTCGCTCGCCGACATCTCGAACAAAGCGACGGCCGCGCTCGCCGATGCCTCGTACGATGCCGGCCGCGCCGCCATGCAGGGATTCATCGACGAGAACGGCGACAATCTCGGGATCGTTCCGACACATCTCGTCGTCGGTCCGAGCAACGAGCGCACGGCGTTGCAGACGACGCAAGCGGGCGTGATCTCCGACGGCTCCGGCGCCGGCATAACCAACGTGTTTGCCGGAACCGCGCGCGTGATCGTGAGCCCAAAGCTCGTCGGCGCATACGCCAACTATTGGTTCCTTTGCGATCTGTCGCAGGCCTTCAAACCGCTGATTCTCCAGATCCGAGAGCCGGTCACATTCTCGGCAATGGACGATCCGAACAGTCTCCCGCGATTCATGAGGAAAGAGCTCCTCTACGGCGCCGAGGGCGCTCACGCGGTCGGCCCGGGTCTCTGGCAGTGCATTTACGGATCGGACGGCACAACGTAACCCGCGCGCCCCAGTCAAGCCACGGGTAGCTGTAGCGTCGCCCGGCGAGTCGGCACTGCTCGCCGGGCGTCGTCTGTTTCGGGTATGCTCGTCGCATGGCCCCCCTGATCAATGTCCCGTGTCACATGGCGAACGGGTTCGATTTCGCCCATCCGCGTGCAAAGGTCCGCGTGCCCGGCAAGCCCGGCGAGGTACAGGTCGAGCATTGGTGGCAACTCAACGAGCTGCGCCTCGACGATCGGGTTGTGATGGATCGAAGCGAGCCGATGCCTCCGGGCCCGAGAACCAAGCACGCGCGCAGCGGGATCGCCGCGCCGGCCGCCGCGCCGAAAGTCGCCAAGCCATCGCCCGCGCCCGCGCCCGCGCCCGCGCCCGCGCCGACGCCCGCGCCCGCGCCGACGCCCGAGGTCGTGACCTCGGCCGAGCCGGCAAAAGCGGAACCGACGCCCTCGCCGCCGGCGAAAAAACGCCGCAAGGGAAAGTAGGCGATGGCAACCTACGCGAGCCGGGCCGACGTCGTGCTTGCCGCCGGCGGCGAGGCGAGGCTCTTGCAGATCACCGACTTTGACGGCGACGGCCTCGAGGATTCCGGCATCGTGACCGACGCGGTCGACGAGGCCGAGGCGCAGATCAATACCTACGCCCGCAAGAGGTTCGCGACTCCGTTCGATCCGGTCCCCGAGTCGATCCGTCGGCTCGCCGCAAACCTCGCCGTGTATGTGCTCAAGGCGAGGCGCGACGCCCTGACCGAGAGCGACGACCGGTTGCAGGATGCGCGGCTCGACTGGCTGGCCATGCTGGCGAACGGCAAGGTCGACCCGGGCATCTCGCCGGCGCCCGCGGCGTCGCCGCACAATGCGCCCTCGACGACCGACCGACCGAGCTCAAAGGCGATCTCGCGCGAGAACCTCGAGGGGTTCTCTTGAGCGTGAGCCCGACCGTTACCGTCGACCTGTCAGAGCTCGACGCCGCGATCAAGCGCGCCGAAAAGGCCGGCATCGATATGCGCCCGGCCTGGCGAACGCTCCGCTCGCCGTTCCGTAAAGACCAAGGCGCGCACATGAAGGCGCAACAAGGTCCGCGCGGCAAGTGGCCCGGGCTCGCGGCGGCGACCCGCGAAAAGCGGATGAAACAGCTGACCTCGAACCGCAAAAACTTCACCCGCAAAGGGAAGCTCAAAAAGAGCGCTAAGCGGTCGGTCGGACGCGTGCTCTCGCGTCGGCTCTTGTCGCGCGCAAAGGTGAAGATCTACCGGCGCGCCATGCTGATCCGCACGCCCGGCGCCGCCGCGGCAGTTCACCAAACCGGCGGGCCCGTCGGCCGCGGTCAACAGGTTCCCGCGCGCACATTCATGTGGGTCTCTGACGAAATGGCGCGCAAGGGCGCCGCGGCTCTCGCCGATCACTTGCGCGCGGCGTGGCACGGTAGGAAACTCGCCTCATGAGGCAAGCGCTCGAGGATGCGATCATCGCCGAGCTCGCGACAAAGCTCGGGCGCGTCGGCAACCCGCAAACCGGATACCTGCAAGAGGTCGCGCCATACAACGGCCAGATCACCGACTCGGCCGGGCCCGACGACTTGAGGCGAGCGCTCCGAGGTCAAGCGCCGGCCGTGCTCGTCGTCGCCGCCGACGCCCGCCTGACCGCCGAGAGCGTGACCCGGCGACGGTACGCCCGGCGAATCACGGTCGAGCTATACGCGATCTCGACGCACATGCGAACGCGCGAGAACCGCGTCAGGTCCGACGTCGTCGCCGACTCGGATTCGACCGCCGACCCGGGCTTGTATCGGATCGCCGAGGATGTGCAACAGATCCTCTCGGGCAACGATCTCGGCCTCGACGGCGTGTCGCCGTTCATTCCGCTCCGGGAGGAAATCCTCTTGCAGCTCCCGGATTTCACGTGTTGGCGTTTGACGTATGCCGTCGAGACTGACGCGCACGTTAGGCCGCACGGATGGGGCGACGTTCCGCTCGAGAGCTATGAGATCGACGCGAACCTCGACGCCGACACTGACCCGCCGAATCCGCTCGTCGAGGCCGACGAGAATCTGACTGCATAGGAGAAAACCATGGAGCGCAAAGTCAGGGTAAAGGCCGGCGACGGCCTGAAAGTGTTTCTACCGCTCGACGTGCTTGCGGCGCCCGGGCGAAAGATCAAAGTGCTCGAGGGCGACGAAACGGTCGAGGTTCCGCTCGACACGCGGTACGTGCGCCGGCGGCTCAAAGTTGGCGATCTCGTCGTGGTAGAGTCGGATCAACCGCGACCGCCCGAGAGCGAGGCAATGCTCGAGGAAACCACAATCAAGCCCGGCAAGGCCGACAAGCGGCGCTCTGGCAAAAAATAGGGGGAAGCGATGACCATCTCGCACGACATACCGAGCACGACCCGCAAACCGGGCGAGTTTCACCAGTTCGATCTTTTGTCGGGCGCGCAAGGCCTGACTCCGCTCGCGAATCGGATCTTGCTGATCGGCGAAATGCTGAGCACGGGAACCGCGACCGCCGACGAGGCAAATCAGATCTTCGACGAAAACCAGGCCGACGACCTGTTCGGTCAGGGTACGCCCGCGGCGCTCATGTGCCGCAAGGCGCTCGAGGTCGGTCGCGCGCTGGGATTCCAACCGGAGATCTGGGCGGCCGGCATCGCCGAGGGAACCACGGCGGCGACGCAAACGCTGACGGTTACCGGTACCGCCGCGGCGGCCGGCGACATCGAGTTTCGGATCGCGGGTCGCACGCTCCGCACCGGAGTCAGCTCGGGCGACCTGCAAAACGATATCGCGGCGGCGATCAAGGATACGATCGACGAGAACCTCGCGAACCTCCCGATCACCGCGTCGGTCGCGACCAACGTCGTCACGCTGACGTACACGACCAAGGGAATCAACGGCGAGGATCTGATCGTCACGGTCGAGGATGTCGGCCTGACCGCGGTCTCGGTCGCCGTTGCCGCGGGCGTGACCGGAGTCGGCACGGTCGACCCGGCAACCGCTCTGG